TGCCGTGGAGAAGTCCGTGGAGTGGTTCGGCAAGAAGAAGTCGGCCGAGCTCCTGGCGGATACTTACCGGCCACTCACGAAGGCGGACCCCAACGGCAAGTATGCAGACAACATGAAGTTTAAGATTGCCATGCAGAACGGTGCTCCCAACGTCCGCGTCTTCGACACCGACAAGACCCCCATCAGCGTTGATGATATCCCCCGCGGCTCCAAGGTCAAGATCATTGCCGAGATCGCATCCGTGTGGTTCGTGGGTTCTGGAACCATGTGGGGTGTGACCTTCCGCGCAGCACAGATCCTGGTTGTCAGCAAGCCCGCTTCTCTGGACCAGTTCGCCTTTGTGAGTGAGGAGGGCGACGACGACACCGCCAAGACCGATGCCGAGTTTGTTGACGACGAAGAAGCACTCAAGTTTCTGTGATTTTCTTGTTAAATATGAATAATTTTAATATTTGTGTAATTAAATGAGCCAATTGACGACACACGTCATATCGGTCGACAGTGCGGATAGGAATGGTGCGGCATATCCCAATGCGGGGTTCTACCAGATACAGCTCCCGCAGCGCTACAGAAACATTTGGTCAGCTCAGCTCCTGAACATAGCTCTGCCAGAGCTCAACCCCGCGCAGAAGAATATATTCCTGGCAATTGACCAGCTCTCTATGATCGACTCTACCTCGCAGTCAGGAGGCGTCAAGTTTGCCCTCGCGAAAATACCTCTATCCCTCGCGGTCGGAAACACGTTCTTTGTGGATTCTCTAACGTCTAGCTTCATGGAGATCCCCCTCCAGAACCCCGTCGCTACTATGGACAAGTTCAACATTTCGTTCAAAGACTCTAACGGCAACGTGCTCGCGATGCCGAACAACCACAGTTTCCAGATTCAGCTCAAATGTGGCGACCTTGTCTCGAATGGCGGGGGCTCTACCATCCTGGGCACACGTCGCGTTCTTGGTGGGACGCGGTGATGATGAGAAATTCGTTAAATCGCGGATAATAAAATGAAGCCCATCGTTAGGAATAATGAAGCAGAACAAGGACTACGAAAAGCAGAAAGCCGAAGAATTTGTCGAGGAATACGAAGAGGACATCGTAGAATACGAACAATACGAAGACGATGTGGAGATCTGGACCGACTACATGAGCGAGGAGCTCGTCACTGCGTATCACGTCCTGAAAGAGTTCATCGATAGCCAGGGGGTGCCTATCCTAGACAATTGCTCGTTCCACGACTTTGTAGAATTTTGCTATAGGTTCTCGTCGGGAAGGAAGCCGGCGGCATGATAATTACGACACAACGTCTAACAAATTTGTTTCTTGAAATCTTATTTGTCGTTACGAAACATTGTCACTTCACCAAATGACGTCTTTATAATATCAGACGAATTTTATGATTTTATGATTGAAAATAAGTTTGAAAATATTACAAAGAAGATGTATCTTCTATTCAACAGAATGTAACTTCAGATTAACGCGTGCTGAAGAAAAATAAATAGTATTATTACTATGACAACTGTAAACAAGAACAAAAATTTTATTACGTTTCAGGGTGAGCTCTATTATCCTCCACGGCGGATCACAAATCACGTCTGGGTTGGTTCAAGAGCCACTGCCGCGGACCCAGTTTTTCTAAAAAAAAATGAAATCAAATTCGTTGTAAATTGTTCAAAGGACATCCCGAAATACTCGGAAATACCAATGCTCAGGGTGCCAGTTAACGACTCGCCACAGGACACAGAGAAAATGGGGAAGTTTTTGAAAATGGCGTCCCTTGCCATTCGCGATGTCACGCGGTACAACGGAAACGTATTGATTCACTGCTACGCGGGTATGAATAGGAGCGCTACAGTTGCCGCGGCATACCTGATGACAATAAAGGGGCTGACAGCCCAGCAAGCAATGGACATCATAAAAAAGAAAAAGCCCGAAACATTCACCCCAATGAACTTTCGCCCCGCTCTCAAGAGCTACGAAGAGACGCTGAAGAAAAACGGAGTGATCGCAAAAAAGCCTACGGCGGCTGCCAAAAACGCGAAGAAAGAAAATGCCCGCAAGATGGTAAAAAGACCGAACGCTAAAAAAAATAAATAGGCGCTGCTGCTACTACCTAGAGTTTTACGAATGAATTTACGTCCGTAAAAATCAAGTATACACGGCATTTTCATGGGACTCGCGTTTATGGCATCCGTCGTACATATTTACGCATATCGTCGAGACCAAGTATAAAACAGGGAGGTCGTGTAAGAACGACAAATGGCGTCCTCTTTCTTCAGCAAGGTGGTTGACGCCACGAAAGACGCTGTTCTGAAGCGCGACACTCAGCTCCAGAAAGAATCCGACGTTGTATATAGCATCGTCGAGCGCCGAATCAAAAAGACGATCATGGAGCGCGCATCCCTGGGGTTCACCACAGCGGAAGTAAACCTAAACTACGTCGGTCACATTGACATTGTTTCAAAATATTCGGTCCAGGATATCCTCCGCAAGAAACTCACTGCGGGCTATGTCCCTGTCATTGACCGCCTCATCGAAAGCAAAGATTTCTACGATTTTCAGATCGGAACCCCAGAAGACAACGTATATGTCTTCGACTGGACTCACGCCATGGTCAAGACCGAAACACCTCCGGCTCCCAAGCCGCCGCAAGCACCCTCCGTGCCCGTGCCCGTGCCCACTCACTCGAATGCTTTTCCCTTTTACAACTCGCTAGATTCCTCTGGAGTGGCCACCGACGCAGAAGTAGAAGCAATGCTCAGCATGCTGTTCCCCCATGTCATGGGGACTCTGAATACCGTTTGATAGTGTGTTAAAATTCTCTAAAATAAGTATTATGTAAATAAAAATGTCTACCAAGGCGAGCATGGCAGAAACGGCAAATATTGGTGAAAATGCACTGGCGCGGTTTGCAAAGGGGCCTTTTGATAACTTCAAAGAAGACGCGGAGTTTTCCCCCGTAGACGCAATCGTAGAAGAAATCTTGGGACGCCTCGGCTGTCTCCGCCGGAACCAGATCATCGTCGACGTGTCGAGCAACGTGGACGACAAAGATGTCATCCAGAACTCCATTAAACTGATGAGAGACTACGAAATGCGCGTCATTCACGTTGCCAAAACCGCCAAGGACATGAGCGAGTTCTATTTCAGGTCTTTGGAAAACGAAATTACTAATGGCGCGCCTGTAGAAGAAATCCTTAAGAAGAAAAACATTCCAAAGGAATTCCCGTTGCTGTGCATAGATACTTCTGTGATAGACATTGATTATACCCCCCTCGTTGTAGTGTCTGCCGTGGACGCTTCCGTAGACCCCTGGACAGACGGGGCAAATGGTTTCAAGGAGACCACGGAGGCGTGGAAAGATAAAGGATATTCCTGCGTCGCGATGGCAGAGAAGTTCCTCGTATTCCTGCGCACCGATACCGTGGGCAAGGTGGGGGTGAAAAACATTGTGCTTCGCAACCCGCCGATGCTATTCGATTGGAAAGCCAACGGCAAAGATGCCCGTTTCCACCTGTAATTATGAGAATAGAAAATATCCGAGTAATGCCGCGATGCCAACGCCCCCCGCAACCATGGTCGTCTTGGACACACCATGGGTCTCTCGAAATGCTTTCGAGTGCTCTAAGTCCTGCATCCGCTTCTGATGACGATATTCCTGCTTCTGACCCAGCATAGAAAACTTATGCGCCTTCGCCTCCGCCTGGAGACGACGGCGTTCTACTTTTGCCTCTCTAGACCTCAAATTGGTATCGGTCCTTGGGGTAAAAACACTTCCGGAAGAACCGCGGGGGGAACCGCGGGGGGAACCGCGGGGGGAACCGCGGGGGGAACCGCTTGCTTTGACGTATATGTTACGAGGAGATGCAGTTTTCGGGCTCGGGCTCGGCGACCGCGCTGGAGACGAAGAACGCCCAGAGGACTTTGCAGAGCCTTTCCATTTCACCATTTGTTGTTTTGAAGACATTATTCTTTATGTATTCAAAATATTTTAATGCGAATTTACAATTTAACGTATAACAGCAGTTCCCCAGTATCCCTTGAAGCAGTTTATGGGGCGGGAAAGACTCACGTTGCCACTGTTGAAAATGGTAGACCAGAGAGTGCACCTATCCCCGGTTTTACTCGTGTCCAGGTCTTGGAAACCCTTCTTCAAAAGCTTCCTCCGACTCTCGCAAAAATCGAGGAACCACTTGGCCTCGTCTTGCTCGTCCTGGTTTCTCATACCTTTCAAGATGGGACCGAAAGATTCTAGATCCGCGCCGTGGTTGAGAGCCGTGTCCACGATAAACCCCCTCGTGAGGGGGGACGTTAGCTTGGCACCAGGTCTGTTAAGTAATTTATCGGCAAAGTTCCGCGCGAAAGCCCAGTAGAGTTTAATGTAAATATCCCACACGGCCTGCTGCCACTCCTTGTCGTCCCCGAGGGAACCAATGTCCTTGCCAAGATTTTCAAGACCCTTCACGTTTTCGCCTCGCGCCTTCTCCATCGCGGGGATGTATTTCACGAGTTTGTGCCTCGGGTTTATCTTCTGGAGGTCTTTCAGTATCATGAGGAGGTCGCCGGTCCCGCTGCACGCGCCGTACAAGGTGACCGTCCACCCCCTGCCGTCGCCCAGGCGCTCCGCGTAGTTGTAGTTATCCCACCACTCGGTGGTCGAATTCTCGGGCAGACTTATCAGCGAGAGAATGGTATCGGCCTGCAGTTCCGTGAATCCAAGCGGGGCGAGCTGGGCAACGGCATTGGCAGGCACGTGCGTGGAAACCGCGGGAGGGTCCACGGGAGGGTCCACGGGAGGGTCCACGGGGCTCGAGACGAGCGCATCCGCGAGGGCCTTCTTAAATTGGCCCCGCCTGTTGGGACCGAGACCTGAGTATTTCTTCCCGACGTTGTCGAGTTCGGCATCGGCGAGTGCCAGCATCCGGGTAACATAGTCTGCTATGATTCTGTTCTTGTTATCAGCTGTAATGGACATATACTCTAATCAAACATTTTTCCAGAGAGGCGAAAACGTCGATATAAAATAATATCGACGAAAACGACACGCACATATTCTCAATGGTAACGAACAAACCAAAATGCTGGTCCTCGGGGCGGCTGCGATCTACCTGGGGGCGTGCGCACTCGTAGGCTGGATGGCAATCGAACTGAGCACGACATGTATTCGCAATCCGCATGACGACTGAAAATTGATATCACGAACACGACTTAATCTCAGTGTCAACGTTTTCGGCAACGTCAGTGTAAAAACGTTTCGTTTCGTGGGGAAGTTTATACATCCGGTGGTCACCAGAAGCGCATATCTTGATGACCTCGGCGGGAGTGACGGGTTTGTCTTTCTTATTCGCCCCTTGGAACTGGGGTGTCGTCATAGAAAGCATATCACGTTTCACGGGCTGGGGGAGATAAGGGATTTGAAACGTTTCGTCATAAATGTCCGTTTGCTTCGCGAGGTATTCGTTCCTGAATTTAGAGAGTTTCTGCTTCACGTCTTTTCCTGTAACAGGGTCCTTACTCTCTACAACGTTCTTATCGGGGTCGTATTTGATAAGGGGTTTCCCTGCCATCGTGCCGCGTGTATATTTGAACAAAATCGCGGGTATCTGATTGAGGTCAGCACCACGTATCTCTCGGATACATTCCTCGCTCTTGATGGCGTCCTGAATGCTCGCGATGACAGACTGTTCTGGGACGACAAGGTTAATCGTGATGTTCTTCGTGGAGTTGTCCGTGTGATTGTGTATTGTCTCTGCGGTCTGGTTTTGACCAATAGTTGTAGTTGGTTTTGCGTCATAATCTGATTTGAGGACAAACTCCTTTGTCTCTACGAACACGTTGTGATCCCCAGATGTTTTCTTGTGCTTAGACGCGTTCCCTGGTTTAGTAGTTTCATAACCACAAGAGCACTTATATACAGGAAAGGTGTATACCTGCATTTACAACTGCATAGGTTTTAATAAAAAATTTTTTACACAGGTATATTTATACTCGTATATATATACCACACCACGGCAACGTAGTTTTTAGGTATATTTATACCTCTTATTTTTTTTTTTTTTTTTTTGAAATCGTTGTTTACAGAAAATATTCACTACGAAGATGTAAAATGTCGTGGATTTCTTGGACACCATTGTGAAACGGCTGACCTTTTGTTTTAAGCTTGGAATGTTTGATATGATTTTACATGTTCAAATGTCACTGTTTAAACACTGGCGATTGCGTTGCCGTTCCCGTTGACCACGGTTTGCTCAGTAGTCGTGATGTTATTGCGGTAGCGGGTCTCCAAATCATAGCCCCCGACGGGGATGACAACGTCGGTGGCACCGACCACAACGGTATCCAGAGTGGGGTCCCCCCGGTTCCGGTTCCTCTTGACGCACCACGCGATGAGGACAACCGTGGCAATGAGTGCGACAGCGCCACCCACGGAAGCACCAACGATGAGACCGACTGGGACGCTGGAAGATGAAGAAGAGTTATCAGTGTTGTTTTGCTTGGGAGAAGGGCTGGGGGCGGTGTTGTTTTGCTTGGGAGAAGGGCTGGGGGCGGTGTTGTTTTGCTTGGGAGAAGGGCTGGGGACGGGGGTGTTTGGCTTGGGAGAAGGGGTGTTTGGCTTGGGAGAAGGGGTGTTTGGCTCGGGAGAAGGGGTGTTTGGCTCGGGAGAAGGGGTGTTTGGCTCGGGAGAAGGGGTGTTTGGCTCGGGAGAAGGGGTGTTTGGCTCGGGAGAAGGGCTGGGGTCGGGGGTGTTTGGCTCGGGAGTGGGCGAAGAAGGAGATAGGGTCCCCTTGTCAATCTCGCAATTCCTACGAGTTGCGGGAGGAAGTGTAGAACAGTCCACTACATCGGAGCCCCCGCCAGAAGGGGTGGGGTAAGGGTCGGTAGTGCACAGGTAAATTTCACCATCGTTTCCAACGTTGAAGATGCCATCATCGTAATGGGGCCCGCCTTCGTCGTAGCAACTTTCCCCGGGGGCATCACAAGTAAACTTGTCATTGACGGAGCCGTCTGCGTTGAGAATTTGAGAGTTGAGGAAATCTGGAGAAGTAAATACGTCGCAACTTGTTTCAATTGGGTCCGACGTCTCGTCTATCTTAATGGTAATAGTCTCAGAAACGGTTCCACATCCCGTCACGTTACGGCCAAGTTCATCGTCAAAGTATTGGTTGTCATTGAAAGAGTGTCTGTAAATTGTCACGTCGTGGTTGCAGTTGTTGTAAATGACTGCGGCACCGGACACAGAGGTCGCAAGGAGTGCGAGTGCGGAGACGAGGGCCTTCAGGAACACCATCGTGAGATGATGAGATGTAATGTACCCCCCGAAACCTCTTTTAAGTTTGTGTTTGACAATGTGTAAATGACAAATGACAAATGACAAATGACAAATGAGTTGACATTCACACGTGTAAAAATTCTAAGAAAATAATGCAAGATTACCTCAGTGAAAGTCATGGGGTGTTCGTCGGTAAGCCAAAACAAGGCCGCATACCTTGCAGAGACCAACATTGGTAGAAAGGCTCAAATGATGCTCGTGATGGCGCAGAAAAAGGAACGCAAGCAGGGGTGTTTTAGTAATGTGAAGTATTGGAAGAAGGCGGTAAAGCTATACGACACGTACAACCAGTGCTTGGCTGTTCACCTGTTCAGGGAAATGAACGGCGCGAGTTTGCAAGCGATGATAGGCGTATGTTCAAACGCGCGGGCGGTCGTTGGCCACAAGCAGGCCCTTGTAGCACGTATCATTCGCAAGAAGAGGAAGTATCGTCCCAAATACGTCATGTGCCCGGGGGCGATTTCCCCTGCCCAGTGGAATTGGTGGGTCCGTATGTGCACTTCGGCGGGTCCTATAGAATATTACCTTCAAAACATGGGGTTGCTTCCTTATATGACAGTTCTCGAAGAAAGGATCGCAGTTGCAACCGCGAACAAGTCCGCAATTGCGGTCACGAGTACCAATAACATCACTGGTCCAACCGTCAACGTGACAGGGCCGACGACAAACACAAACGTGAACCCGGTTATCAGCGCAACCAGTGGTTGATGACGTTTGTTGATATAAAATAATATCGACAAAAATAGCTTATGTCTATCATGTAAAATTAAGTAGAAGAAATGTCTTCGTATCATATGTCGGCCCTCGTTCGTGCTCCCCGTATTGGCGCCATGTCTCGGAGGCCCCAAATGAAGACCAGAGCCGCGGTATTACCCGAAATGTATTCGCTTCTGCACTCATACGTGTGTCCGGTCGTAAAGGAATGCGCCGGAATCTTTGTAGGGACGGAAGAGCATCAACTTGAAGTCGTGACTAAAATGAACGTCATCGCGGATCATTTAGACATCGTGGGAGTTGAACGATACGTTCTCAAAGCCCTGCTGTTCAACGACGATCAGCTTGCCATTGATATTGCAAACGCGTCGGATACGTACCATGCATCGATCGAAGTCGTCCGCCACTTTATCTCTAAACTTCCAAACGCCCCCATCATGACTCCGGATGTTTGACTACATGAAAAACTTTGTCTAAATGTAGGCATAGCCATGCCTATGGCGCTTTGCCGTGAACGTGTCGTAAGCCCTTTTCTTTTCCATGTCGTCCGCAAACAGAACCTTGTGCGCTTTCCCGTGGCCGCGCAGTTTGGTCTTATTTATTTCCCCTTGGACGAACCATATTGGGCCGAAGAATAGTTTGAACCTCCATGAATAACGGCCGCCGGGCACCTTTACCGAATCATTCACTGGCGAGCCTATTTGCTGGATGACGCTCCAGCGGTTCACCTCTTCAAACTCCTTGTAACACACCACAGGCGGAAACATCACTGCGCCCCTCGGCCAATGCTCCAGAATCACTCCCATAGAAGTATCCGGGGAACTGGCAATGACGAAACCCCCGTTATGGTATCTTCCGGGTTTCATGACCGCCCAACCATCGCTTTTCTTTATCAGTTGTATCAGGATGTCGTTGAAAAACGTTGCCGATAAAACCTCCACCACGCCGTGGGTGTAGTTCGCTGGAATGTCAAGGCACACCGTGTAGTCTACGACG